TACAGAACCTGTTGATATTGTAGCTGAGTTTGAATCTTTTGAACCAGAAGCTTACTACGCAACTGAATGGGAAAAAGAACAAAACATTCTAACAATTGGGTATGGCGATACTCAATCAGGTAAACTAACTATAACAGAAGAAGAAGCCCGTGAAGATCTTAAAGAAAGATTAGAAGACCTTGATGAGATGTTAGTAGATGTTATTGATGTGTCTTTAAGAAAGAATGAAAGAACAGCTATTATATCTCTTGTAGATAATATAGGCATAGGTGCATTTAAAAGAAGTAGAGCGTTACAGGCTTTAAATAATGGAGACTTTGAAGAGTTCCATAACCAAGCATTTTCAGAAGAGAATGGTTGGGTTAATCAGAACGGTAAGCCTCTTAAAGGTCTGGTAAGACGAAGGGAAACAGAAGGAAATTTATTTAACTTAGCATAATGTTTTATTCGTTTGTTATAATTTGTATATTTGCACAGCAATGCCCTACACTGTTACAAGATGAGCTTGGTCCTTATGCTTCTGTTGAAGAATGTTATTTAAGAGGAGCAAGTATAATTCAAGCTTCTTCTAATAAATTTCCTCTTGTATCTGCTGTTTCAAAATGTACAACTGAAGATCCAGATAAAACAGAGAAAGAACTAAAAAAGAAAAAGTTTGAAAAGAAACAAGAATTTAAAGGTGAGCAGATTAAATGGAACCGATTGCATTAGATAGCAGAATGCTGTTACAGTTAGCTGCGGTTTTAGCATCCTTATCAGGAGCATGGATGCTAGTCAGGACACAAGTAAAAAACTTGTTGAAAAGCCGTGACGAAATGAAAGAGAATATTCAAGAAATATATAATAAGCTGGATATTGTAGAAGCAGGAAGTGCGGTTAAGTCATCGCAAATAAAAGTATTATCAGATATTTTAAGTCCTAGTAATCTAGAAAGACGTAACAGGGAATTAGGTAGGTTGCTTTCTGAGATTGAAGATATTAAAGCACGAGTAAAAAATGTAGAACATATGCATAATGGTAAGCATCCTAACTGAAGAAAGGTAAAGGGTAGTAGTATGTCAAGAAAAATTTCAAAAACAAAAAAACCTAAATCTAAAAAAAATTGGATTCAAGGTGCGGTTAAACGTCCCGGTGCTTTGCGTAAAAAACTTGGTGTTAAAAAAGGTGAAAATATTACAGCAGCACAATTAAATAAAGCTTCTAAAAGTAAAAATCCAAGAACACGTAAACAAGCTAATTTAGCAAAAACTTTTAAAAAGATGAGAAAAACATGATATTACTTTTTACAGTAATAAGTTATACAGCCATAAGTGTAGCAGTTATTGATATAGTAAAGGTAGTTGGGTGACAGATGTACCTTTAAATGAAGAGGGTGTAGACCATACAGCCATTAAGCCTGAAAAAAAAGATTATGATAATTTCGATGAATACTGGGAAGGGCTGTGTAAATACCTTGATGTAAAGTTTAAAAAGACTTATAGTAGTGAAAAGAAATAACACTACAGAAAGGTATTTTTAATTGTTTCAAGATATTCAAGAAATAAAAGATTTAATTCAAAAACAAATAGATCAGATATCAGAACAGCTTGCTGCTGGTATGTGTGAAGACTTTAATCAATATAAAAATTTAACAGGAGTAATAGAGGGGTTGACAAGATCTGTACATGTGGTAGATGATTATCATGCTACTGTTATGGAAAACCTTGAAGAAGATGCGGAGTAATTATTAAATGGTTCTTCAGCCCAATATGTCAAACTCTACACAGAATGACGAATGGATTACGGATGAGAAATCCCCAGATCCTAGTACTTTACCTAATGTTCCCGGTTATCATATACTTTGTCGCCCTTTGTCAATAAGAACAAAGACAAAAGGTGGAATTCTTATGCCAGATAAGTTTAAAGATGACATTCAATATCTGACAACTGTCGGAAGGGTTGTGAAGGTTGGTTCTTTAGCGTATAAAGATAAAGGAAAGTTTCCTTCAGGATCATGGTGTAGTGAAGGAGATTATGTGTGTTACGGTAAACATACAGGACAAAAGTTTATATATCAGGGAATTCGTTACTTACTTATATATGATGATCAAGTCATTATGACGATTGAAGACCCTGCTGATATAGACCCCATGTATTCACTTGTAGCGTAAGCGTAGAATCGCAACTGCGGAGAAAGATAAAATGACTGACGAAAACGAAAACGAATGGGGTAAGATTGAATTAAATCAAGCTCCTGAAGATTTAGAGGTTGAAGCTGAAGAAACTGTTGAAGTTGATCTTCAGCCTGAAGTTGAAATTGAACAAGAAGCATCTGAAGAAAAAGAACCTGAGTTAGAAGGAATTGAAACTAAAGGTGCTGAAAAAAGAATACGTCAGTTAATAAAACAACGTAAAGACCGTGACGAAGAGTTATTTAAAGCAAAAGAAGAATTAGTTGCTTTACGTCAACAGATGTCTGAAGTGGGTAAGATACGTTACGATTACGATGGTGCGTTAGCAGAAGCTAAAGAAGGTGAAGTAAACTCTAAACTTGAGAATGCACGTAATAAGTTTAAAGAAGCTTATGATGCAGGAAACAAAGATGATGTACTAAGCGCACAAGAAGAGTTAGCGGAAGCTAAGACAGAGTTAAGGTTGATTGATCAAAAGAAACAATGGATCGAACAACAAAAGACACAATATCAGGAAGAAGAAGAAAAGAGACAGAAGCACTATGATGCTGCTCCTCCTGAGATAGACCCTCTTGCAAAAGATTGGGCTGAGACAAATGATTGGTTTGGTAAAGATCGTACAGCTACAGCTGTTGCTTTATCAATTGATGCAGAATTAAAAGAGCAGGGCGAAGATCCAAGTGATCCTTCTTTTTACGAAAAAGTAAATGCCCGTCTTAAAGAAGAATTACCATCTAAGTTTGGTGATAATGAAGTGTCGGAAAAGGCTACTCCGAAAAAGCCTAAACAAGTGGTAGCAGGAAGGTCGCATTCTCCTGTCTCTAGAAATAAAGTTAAACTTACAAAAGAAGATGTACGTTTAGCGGAAAAATGGAGCATACCTCTTGAAAGATACGCAGCTGAGAAAGCGAAAGCAGATAGATCTGATGGCGATTATACGACTGTCGTTTAACATACACACAATGCGGAGAAAGTAAATGGTTGAAGAAGTAAATACGGAAAAAAACGAAATAGATGAAAACTCACAACAAGTTGAAACAACTAATCGTAATATATCAAGAATGATGGAAGAAAGAGAGAACTTATCTCACGAAGCTATCATGTCAGCGATTGAAGATAATGATTGGTTACAGATTCCAGAAAGTATTAAGAATCAATTTCTTGATCAGGGGTTTGTTTTAAGGTGGATACGGATAATGTTAGATGGTCAAGAAGATCATCAAAACATTGGAAAGAAAGAACGTGAGGGTTGGACATTTGTTTTAGCTAAAGACTGTCCTGAGTTATCTTCTGGATTTAAAGTAAAGGAAGAAGGAAGTCTAGGTGGTTGTATATTACGAGGTGACGTAGCCCTCGCTAAACAACGAATAGAATACCACGAAGCTATACAGGCGCAACAAGCAAAGCGTACACAGCAAATGGAAGATGCCATATCTAATAGACTACATGGTGATCATCCTGACCGTAGAATGCCTATTTATGATTCAAGCAAACAGCGAGTGTCAACAGGAAAACAAGCTAAGTTTGACGCTTAATTTTTAACTTTTTTCTGAAAAGGAACTACTATTATGGCTTTAGCAAAAGCATATAATGGGGCTGTTCCAGTACGTAAACGAGGCAGTTCGTATAACACGATGGGAACCAATAAGTATCAAATTGCGAATACTTATGGTGATAACATCTTTCGTGGCGATCTTGTTAAAGTCAGTGCTGGATACATCCAACCTGTATCAGTTACAGCGGATCGACCAATTGGTGTGTTTCAAGGGGCGCAGTTTGTAGACCCTACATCGAAACAACCCACTTGGCTCAACTACTGGCCTTCTGGTACTTCATCGGCTGACGGATATGCATACGCACATGTTATGGATGATCCTGATGGTATTTATCAAATGCAATGTAATGCTACTGTTACTATAGGTGATCTAGAAACTCAGAACTTCTTTGTTGAAGTTTCTGCTGGAAATACCTATACTGGTCAGTCAGCATGGGCAGTTCAAGTTACTTCTCGTACATCCCTT